AAAGAAGTAGCCAAGGCCCGCATGGGCCAATTCAAGAGGGATATATAACCATGTTGCAGCGTTGCTTCTCGATCTTCGATCACAAGACCAACTATTTCCAGCCGCCCTTCTTCTCGCCCACGACGGCAAGCGGCGTGCGTCTGTTCCAGAACCTGGTCAACGATGAGACGTCTATGGCCTCTAAATTCCCGGAGGATTTTCAGCTGATGTTGATCGGCAGCTTCGACGACACGACCGGCGTGTTCCAGCCGCAGGCGCCCGAGCTCCTGTGCAATGCCCATCAGCTTAAGAATCCGGTTCCTGAGTAACCTCCCTCCTGCCCCCGAAAGGGGGCTCTTTTTTGAAAGGATGCTTTCATGCGTTCGGTCATGGTTCACAAGTTCTCGCAGGTGCCTAAGGTCGAGATTCCTCGGTCTAAGTTCGATCGCTCTCACGGGTACAAGACGACGTTTGACTCGGGCCTACTTATCCCCTTCCTCGTGGACGAGGCCCTTCCCGGCGATACGTTCAGCGTCAATGCGACGGTGTTCGCGCGCCTCGCGACACCTATTCATCCCATCATGGACAATATCATGATGGACACATTTTTCTTCGCGGTGCCGATTCGTCTGGTCTGGGACAACTGGCAACGGTTCAACGGTGAGCAGCGCAACCCGGGCGATACGACGGACTTCACCATTCCGCAGATGGTGTCGCCGGCTACTACCGGCCACATGCCGCTGTCTCTGTCGGACTACATGGGCTTGCCAACCGGTATTCCTGCGCTCAGCCATTCTTCGCTGTGGCATCGCGCTTATAATCTGATCTGGAACGAGTGGTTTCGAGATCAAAATTTGCAGGATAGCGTCACGGTGGACGTCGACGACGGTCCAGACGATCCGGCTGACTATGTGCTCCTGCGGCGCGGCAAGCGTCATGACTACTTCAGCAGCTGCCTCCCGTGGCCGCAGAAAGGGCCGGGCGTCGAGATCCCGCTGGGGACGAAGGCGCCGATTTATGGGTCTTTTCAGGTGTCGTCCGACGGTGGTGCGAACCTCGGTGAGCTAGTTGCGGCGTCCGGTACTGGTGCTATTACCATGAGCCCGGCTCCGAGCAGTAGCGCGGGTCTGTGGACCGATGGTTCCGACCCGAACGGGTTATATGCTGATTTGTCGCTTGCTAGTGCGGCGACGATTAACAGCCTTCGGCAAGCGTTCCAGGTGCAGAAGATCTTCGAGCGGGACGCCAGAGGCGGAACGCGTTACACCGAGCTCATCCGCTCTCACTTCGGCGTGATCTCGCCGGATGCGCGCCTTCAGCGGCCGGAATATCTGGGCGGCGGTTCCTCGCACGTCAACATCTCGCCCATTCCGCAAACTTCCGGGACGGCGGGCCTCGATCCCGGCTACTCGGCCACCCCGCAAGGCAACCTGGCCGCAATGGGTACCGCCGGTTTCAGCGGCCATGGGTTCTCCACGTCGTTCACGGAGCACTGCTTGATCATCGGCTTGGTGTCGACCCGTGCCGACCTGACCTATCAGCAGGGTCTCAATCGGATGTGGTCTCGGAAAACCCGCTTCGACTTCTATTGGCCGGCTCTGTCGCACATCGGCGAGCAGGCTGTTCTGCAGAAGGAGATCTATGCGTCTGGCGTGCCTGCCGAGGACGATACTGTGTTCGGGTATCAGGAGCGTTATGCGGAGTACAGATACAAACCTTCCCAGATCACGGGCCGGTTCCGGTCGTCTGATCCGACGTCACTCGATTCTTGGCACTTGTCGCAGGACTTCCCCTCGGCGCCCCTCTTGAACGAGGTCTTCATCCAGGAGCATCCGCCCATCAAGCGGGTGATCGCGGTCGACACCGAACCGGAGTTTCTTTTCGACTCCTATATTCAGATGACATGCGCGCGTCCGATGCCGGTCTACGGCGTGCCTGGTCTGATCGATCACTTCTAACGCGAGGCCCGCCATGATTCCTGCACTGATCGCGGCGGGCGCCTCCATCCTCGGGGGCGTCATGGCTAATCGGTCCTCGGCGAAAGCAGCCGCCGAGGCTAACAACATGTCATGGGAACAGATGAATGCTCAGAACCAGTTTAATTCCACGCAATCGGAAGTCGATTTCATTCGTTCTCGTCAGTCCATGCACGAGGCGAACGCTCTCAATCAGTCCAACATGGAGGCCGCGCATAACTACCAGCGATTCCAGAATCTGGAGCAGCAACAATTCCAGGATGCCCAGGCTAATAAGCAGATGGCCTTCCAAGAACGCATGGCGAACACAGCGCACCAACGCGAAGTTCTCGATCTTCGTGCTGCTGGCCTCAATCCTATTCTGTCTGGTACAGGCGGCATGGGCGCAATTACCCCCGCCGGTGCTATGGGAACGGGCCACGCCGGCGGACCTTCTGCAGCTTCGGTCTCTGGGCCTTCCGCCCGCGGGCACTCATCAGGTAGCGCAAGCTTCAATGCGCCTCGCTTTGCTGACGTCCTTAGCCCCGCCGTGTCTTCGGCAGTGCAAACCATGCAGGGATTGCAGACTGTCGAACTTGGCAAAGCACAAGTGGAGCGGACGCACTCCGAAACCACGCGCACTCTCGCCGAAGCGGAGCGAATCCGCACCCAAGCGGAACTAGACAAGACGTATGCGACGCGGGAGCGGAGTCAGGGTGCCGAGAAAGGCGGATGGGAAGCGGACAAGGCTCAGCATGAGGCCGGGTCTGCCCAGGTCAAACACAATCTGGACGAGCGTTATGGGGAAGCGGAGCGTGTTGGCCAGCTTCAGTATCTGAAAGAGCAAACCAAGCATCAGGGTGCTACGGCCCGATCCGCTAAGGTGGCAGCCGACTTGGACGAGGAATTCAAACAGCTCGAGCGCTCGATAGGCATGGGCGGCGGTGCGGTCTCTGCTCTCAAACAACTTCTGTGGATGTTACGCAAATAGCGGCGGTGCTTACACGCCGCGCTTATCAAGGCGAATGCCGTCATAGTCTTAATGTATCAGAATCGGGTTTATTCACTTGACATTATCTTTTTTCTCACTTGTCATTACTGCATTACCCGTTCGTCATTACCTCATTACCCAATCATCATTACCTCATTACTCAATCTTCATTAGGAGTTAATCAAAATGCGTATTACCTTCCGTCATGCATATTCCCCGCAGCTCCGCGTCCCCGCCCCGGTGGGCGGAAAAGCCCGCACCATGCAGCAATTCAAGGACGAGTCGGACGTAAACGTGATCATGTCCCGCTACATGGCCACCGGCGTTCTGCCGGAGGACATCGACGCCGGTGCGCGCCAGTATCTCGACGCCACCGGCTACGACTTCCAAGCGGCTCAGAACCTGATCGCGGGCGCTGCTTCGCTGTTCGAGCAGCTGCCCTCGAAAATCCGCAACCGGGTCGACAACGATCCTTCAAAACTTCTCTCTTTCCTTCACGACCCGGCAAATAGGGCGGAGGCCGAGGAGCTTGGGCTCATCTCCCGCTCTGCGAATCTCCCGGCCACCCCCTTGCAGACAGCGGCGGCGGCAGCCGCCGGCGCCGTTAAGGCGCCCCCGCCGGCCGACCCGGCGGGCAACCCAAGCTCGAAGAATTGAGGGCTTGACAACCAGTCGATGAGTGTAGTATTTCTTGTTGTAACTACACTCATTGACACCATCCCCCTGGATGGGGTCTAAACAAGGAGGCTCTGATGCGTCGCTACGGTATGAGCAAGGGAAGTTCCAAGGGACTTTTCCGTCGTTCTGGTTCTCGGACTCACTGGAGGAACGTGGCCGGTGCGCCGATGCGCGGCGGTATCCGGCTGTAAGTGGATGCCCTGCTTTCATCCTGTCCCCGCTTGGCGCTCCAAGGCGCCGGGCGAGGACGGTCGCCTAGGGATAACCTTCAACATCTCAGAGGGTTATCCTGATCTTCCTATCGAAATGCCCTGCGGCCGCTGCATCGGCTGTCGTCTGGAAAAAACCCGTCAGTGGAAAGTGCGCCTCGTCCACGAAGCGCAGTTTCACGTGCACCGCTGGTTCATTACGCTCACCTACGACGACGAGCATTACCCGCCGGGCGGTGCTCTAGTCCGCCGGGACATGCAGCTTTTTATGAAACGGCTACGCAAGAAGCGGTTCGGCAATTCCAGAGGGTCCCTCCGCTACCTCTACTGCGGTGAGTACGGCGAGACGACGAACCGCCCCCACTACCACGCCGTGATGTTCGGCGTGGACTTCCCAGATCGGCGTGAGTACGGCAAAAGCAAGTCCGGGCTACCCCAGTGGCACTCTGCCGAATTGGATGCGCTGTGGGGCCTCGGACGGTGCTTGCTGGGCACTTTTACGCCCGAGTCTGCTGGCTACGTCGCTGGCTACGTGATGAAAAAGGTCCTGGGGGAGCCTTCCAAGGAGCGCTACACCTTCCTCGACCAGAATAGCGGCGAGCTCATCTATGCCCCGCCGTTCTCGATCATGTCTCGGCGCCCGGGCATCGGCGCGGCCTTCTACGACAAATTTCGCTCGGACATGTTTCCCGGCGATACGGTGATCCTCAACGGCAAGGAAGGCTCAGTTCCAACCTACTACCTACGAAAGGAGAA